CGATCCTTCGTATACCGTCTTTGATTCTCCGATCTCCATCTCGCCAATAGCATCTAGTCGATATGTATGCCTTTCTTCATAGGTATATTTTCTATACATTTCTAGACTATCTAGATGCACTCGTCCGATAAGATCGTATGTCGTAGCAGTTTTTCCGTATTTTTCATATTCGCGTTTTTTAGGATATTGATCCCATAGACAGAATCTGCGAGTATCTTCTTTACCTAAAACTTTAATGACACGGTTTACAGTATAGGGAATATCGAATCCTTCTGAGTTCCAACCGCTTAATACATCAGCATCTTCGATAAGATGTAAGAAATTGTCCAACATTTCTGATTCGTTGTCAAACAGTATGGTATTTGGAAATTCTTCTACGGCTTTCTTGGCCTCATCCATGGACAATGTTTTTGGAGGAATAGCGAGGCATATTAAAGTATCTAACCATTGTAGGTGAACAGCGATCGCAGTGATCGGCATAAATGCATCTTCAGGCGATGCGTATCCACGCTCTGGATCGAAATCTACCTCAATATCGAAAAATGCTACATTTAGTTTTGGAGCATCGACATTGAGATAGTGATCTTCTAAACATCGATAGATAGGATTGATGTCCGATTCATATAAACGTTTATTTGAATGTATGGCTAATTCTTTTCTAAATTCTTTAACATTTTTACAGGAGACTCTAGACAAGGGTTCTCCCTTGATCGATTGATATTTTCCCCGGGGGTCGTAATAATAAAACAAGTGGCGAGCAGGATAATCTTTATAATGCCTTTCGCCTTTGTCATTGCGTTCAACGACACGAATAATGTCATCGTCGCGATCATAGAATGCGTCAACGTAACTCATAGTTCTCCATATGTGATTTACGGCTCACAAATACCTAACCTGCGGTTTATGGCCCTGCCTACCATCTCATTCATATTTATTAATTAATTAGCATTCGTACTAGACCTACCGTGTCGATAGTGACAAGTAGCAGATAATTAGCAAGCATACCAAAACTCCCACGAGTCCAAGCAGCCCAACCATACATACTGCAACCAATGATCCAAATAGGATATAAAGCGAGTAAGGGTGGGGTAGGAACGGTGACAGCCATAGTAATACTACAGCCAATACTAATAGCCCAAGCCAAGACTTCCACAACAAATCTAAACGGCCACTCACGGTAATCTCTTTCTGCCCAGCGATAAATGTCAACGATTGCATTTGTTATTTGGTGCATTTAATCCTTTTCGGGCAATCGTTTCGTGACGCCCAAAATCATTTCAATCTCATCCCACTCTTCCTCATGACTCTTCCAATTGTCTTTATGTGCGATCTTGATCGCTTTGTTGATGATACTGGGTTTGATCTGAAGTTCTTCTGCAACTGCTTTGACCGTTTCTTTGAGACCTTCTTGTAGATCTTCAACTTCACGAAGCACATTAGATCCTTCACTGATTAATCTTTCTAACTTTGCCTTTTCTTCGGGACCATACATTTTAGCCATAGACATTCTCCTGTTATAGGACTATTATATAGTCATAAAAAAAGCCAGTCAACCTGTGACTGGCTTTTAGTTAGCGTTTGGCTAAATTACTTTTGGTCTTCTGATAGAACGTCATACATCTCAAAATTTCCACCGTTCCGCTCGTAGATCATAGCAGCAAAGATTTCTGCTTTCTGGCTTTCCTGGATCTTGCTGGCTGCCACGCGATTAGCCCAGGTCCATAATGCTTTATCTAAAGGATCGATCTGCTGTTGTCCACCGCTCTCTTTGACGATCTTCAACATATCTTTAAGTGTTAGTTTTGGTTCTACGCTTTCGGCTACAACTTTTTTAGAAGTCTTTACGCTTTCTGCTGTGCCTTTCTTTTTAGCGATAGCCTTTTGTAATCCAGGAGGAAGTTTTTTCTGCTTGGCAGAAAGACCTTTGGTTTCTTTCTTTTCTCCCTTCTTGTCAGCATTGTCATCTTCACCTGGCTTCTTATCTGCCCAGTTTGGAACGCCGTCGTTATCATCGTCCGGTTTTTTAGCTTCGTCCATCTTCTTGTCTTTTTTAGACATTTTTTCTTTCTTGGCTTCAACCATCTTAGTAAACTTGTCTTTGAACTTTTCTGTGTTGATTTCTACATCTTCGTTCTTGCGCTTGCGACCACGACGCTCTTGCTTGGTAGGATCGTCATCACGTTCTGCAGGCTCACCGTCCATTCTATAACCGTATTTTTTCTTGACATTCTTATCGCTTTCGGGATCCGGCTTGCCAATGGGCTTGCCTTCTTGACCTTTTTGTGCAGATTTAATAAGATTCATATCGAGACCGCCTTCTTCGACTTTCTCTTTTTTCTCTTCTTTTTTCATTTTTTTAGATTCTTCAAGAATGCTCGAAGTACCGGCTAATACACGAAGTTCTGCATCTTCGTTGAGTTTAATGGTTTTTGGCAATTCAGGAGCGGCAATAGTTTCGATTTTGTCATCTAACTCGCTGATTTTGCTGATTAACGATTTGAAGTCCATTTTTAGATTTCCTAAAGGTTGATATTGTATTTATCTCTTGACCAAAGAGCCGCCCGTTAGCAAGTTAGCATCTTTCATATCTAAGGCGTTTTTAGCGGTGCCGTCTTTGTTCTTGGGTGTTTTTCCGGGTTTATTTTTATAAACAGCACCCACAGTAACATTTGCAGATGTTGTTGTTTCTGCTGTGGCTGTTTCGAAAATTTCTTTTATTTTCATAATATATTATTTATTCTTACCGCCCTTCATATTAGCACACCAATGATACATTTTGCCCTTCTCGCCACCATATTTTTTAGCACGGGCACGTAGATCTGAGACCGATCCCTTACAAGACGCACCAGCACGTTTCACACGCCCAGGCCGGCTTTTTCCTTTGCGCTTACCGTCAGCAAAGTTTTCGTTGAGTATTTCACTAATTTTCATCTTGACGCTAACTTAAATTTTTTAAAATCTTGAAAAAGTTCTTTTCGTTTCGCTAATTGATCTAATCCAGGATTGATAGTTTTTGTCACGGCACGAACATCGTTGAAATCATCTACTTTGGGTTGTGTGCGTAGTTTCCAGTACATTATAGCAATTTTGGCTGCTATCTCTGGATTTTCCGCCAGCTCGGGATTATTTACGAGATCTACACCTATTCTTTCGCCTACACGACGGTAGTTGTCTTTGCCAGTGATCTGTATATAACCTCGCCCCTTATATCTAACACCATCGCCACGATTATCATTGCCTAAGTCTTCTGCTTTTTCATTAAAGTTTTTATATTTTTTAGTTTTAGGATCTATGATGATCTTACCAGTTTTCTTATCTTTGAGAAACCTGGGTTCGTACTGTTTAAAATAACTCTTATCACCGTATTCAACCATCGCTTTGAAGTTATCACTTTCGTGTGCTGTCTGTGCTAGAAACGCCGCCAGTTCTATAGGATCTGTGATACCTGCTTCTCTAGCGGCTCTGGTTAAAGCAGATTCGTGTATGGTGCCTGTTAGAGTTTTACTAGCATCTGGTTTAGATTGCTTTTTCTTTTCTGGTTCTGCTTTCTTTTCTTTTGAAGGTCTGTCTGGAATATCTACAACTTCGCCTGCTGGGACTTTGATAGTTTGCCCGGGTTTGATGGTAAAGTCTTTATCTAATTTGTTTAATTTTTGTATTATCTGCGGAGTGGTGTCAAAGGCTTTAGCGATAGAATATACCGTATCGCCTCTGCTGACCTGTACCTTTTCTACCTTGGCTTCAGCAGCGCCACTGCCCAACGCAACACCAGCACCTAAGGCTAATCCTGCTAACGTATCTTTCCAACCTTCTGCGGCAAAGTGCTCAAATTCTTTGCCCTGTAGTTTAACTCCTGTAATACCTTGTATCAATGCCCAAGCACGGCTGAAATCTTTTTTCTCGATTAAATCTTTCAGCAGGTTCTTTTCAAAATCTGTGGCCTTCGAAAAGAATTTGTGTAGTTCCATCATTCCTATATTACCAGGATAAGATGCTTCTCCTACAGCACCGCCACCGCCACCATCTCCACTATAACCAGTAGCAAATCCGTAGCCGCCATAGGGACCGGGACCGTAAGCCGCCCAACGAGGCTTTTTGCGTTTACGCTTTCTTTCAGTGACGAATTCGTGTGCTCTCATATTGAAAAACTACTGCCGCAACCACATGTTGTTTCTGCATTAGGATTTTTTATTGAAAAACTTGATCCCGATAAATCTTCTTTATAATCTATCACAGCCCCTTGGAGATATTGCATACTCATAGAATCTATTAAAACTTTATGATGCTCATTTAAAGGAAATTCAAAATCGTCGTCGTTCTGGTCTTGATCAAACGTAAATCCATATTGAAATCCGCTACATCCTCCACCTTGAACAAATGTTCGTAATTTCAAAGTAGGGTCATTTTCTTCAGATAGTAGATCGATGATTTTAATTTTCGCCGAATCGGTTATTTCGATCATTTTCTTTTTCCTACTGGTGGTTCACCTGTGAGATAAGGTTTCGAAAACCATAACTGAAACCATTCGGGCGTCCCGGGTTTGATATTATGTTTCTTTTCTAATTCTTGTTTTTCCATTCCAGTGATGGAAATATTGCTACCACCGTATGGTTGGTAACCTTTGAATTCTGTGATACCAGCCAGACGTTTTAATTCTTCAAGTTCCATTATTGATCTACAGGATTTCTTGTTAATACGGTTTTATCTTTTAACTCGGGACGATTTTTTACGATAGCCAGAGCATAGTTATTGGCGCCTTTCTTCCAGTCGAACACTTTAGGTTCCCCCTTCTGCTTATAAATCTTGCCGTCTATCCTGATATACCACGGGCCACGATCTTTTTCTCGCATCTGCCTTTGGAATTCGGGATCATCCTCGTGTCCCAGTTCGTGTTGCAGTTCTCGACGTTTGAATTCTCTGTGGCTCATGCTGCCCCAATCGTCTTGTGTTTCTTTCATATCTTCGTTCTCGTCACCAGATTTCAGTTGTTTCTCAAGTGCCTGCTTTAGCAGATGCATATACTTTCTGATGGTGTATTCTGCTTTACGGCCAGCTATCTCACCGTGGGCTCTCATTATTTCACCAGCCAGGGGATCGATCTTGTTGCCGAAGAACTGTCCTACACCACCCACGATGGTACCACCGATGCCTTCATCCATATCGCTGTGCAGACTCTTCAGTAAGTTGTGATAGATCTCGAGTTTCTCTTCGAAACTGCTTGACATCCACTCTTGGCCGAACTCTTGATCCGGACGGAACCCCAGTGCATCCTTGTGTAGGTCGCTGATGACTTTGTCTAAATATTTTTCATCGGGTTCGCCGCCTTCCGAGACATCTTGTTGGCTGCGAATATCTTTTAACTGCTGTTTTAGCCTATTTAATTCGCCTGCATTACTTTCCGTACCTGACAATTTACGATCATACATTATTTGACGAATTCTAGTTTTGATTTGTTTTTCTGTAGTATACGAGCCTTCCGCCACACCTTGCTTTTTAAGTTCAGATTCAAGTTGATGGATTTCTGATTTGACATCGGCTAGGCTTAGTCGGCCACTTTCTAACGCACGTTTGATGCTATTTTTAGTGTTGACCATGTCGGTCACTGAATGGTTGTTCACATCGCCTAACAGTTCTGCGTATAATCCAGAATAGAAATCATTGTTGTCATTGTTCCCGGAGCCTTCCGCCATCTGTCCTTTATGCTTGACCTCACCTTGCTTGGCGGCTTTTTTCTTATCTTTGTGCTGACCACCTGCGCCACTGCGTCGTATGTCCTGCATGGCTCGCCAGTTGGGATCTCTTTTCTTTATTTCAAATTCTTTGGCTTTCATCGTATCAACCCTTGTGCTTGAAGTATTGGACTTCTCGTTCTCTTTTTTCTGCGCCGGCTTTGGTAGGATATGTTCCTAGGTTTTTTCCAGATTTTTTACTGACTAATCTGTAACCACCTTTAACTTTGCGTATATCCTCATTGTTGGCGGCTTCTAATCCACCTGCACCCATGATTCTCACACGCTGATACTGACCTGTACCTGGCTCACCTCTTTCTATCTTTCCTTGCCAATTCATGATACCACGATCACGCATGAACTTGTCTAACCATTTCTCGGCATCTCGGACATCATCAAATCCTTTAGGTGTGAGGTCCAAGCGCTTAGTTTCACCGTCAATAACGATAGTTGCTACGATAGGAATAGAATCTTTTTCTGTTGCTACTGCGGGATTCATAGCCATTACTCCCGCTACTCCTGCCGCAGCCAACTTCTTGCGCCAATCTTCATCCAGTGATTCGCCTACCTTGATATCGCGTTTGGCTAACTCCCTCTGCAGTGCCTGTAGTTTATTAGGTTCACGGGCAATGGCATTGCGTATCTCACCTGCCACTTTCTTGTCTATGCTTCGCAGGATCTGATTGACCATATCTTCTGCAGCAGCATTCTGGCGTCCTACTACATTATCTTTAGGCTGTTTAGGTGCAGGTGTGAAGTCATCATCTTCTTCGTCGTTGACTTCTGCTTCTACTCTGCCGAGATAGTCTTCGTAGTCTTTGTGCTTCCTAAACCATTCCGCAGCGAAACGCTTTAGATCTTTGTTGTTCATCTGCTCACCTACGTGATTAAGTATCCTTGGTAGGCTTCTTCCTATGATAGTAAAACTTATATGACCTTTGTCATCGCGTTCTATATCGAAAAAGTCTCGCAGCTTACCTGCGGCTTTGGGATTTTTCGCCAACAACAATCTTAGATCATTATCCATATTGTTCCAGAAGAATGTGTCATACCAACGCTTGCCTACTCCGGCGGCATTCCTGTGGAAGCCTTTCAACGTGCCGTTGTTGTATACCCATTTCTCTGCCATGGTCTTGAGATCACCATAGACTTTGGTTATGCTGTCTGCTGTGCTCACTATGCTCCTTATGGCTTCTTCGGGCGATATAGCTTCTTGCAGTGATTTGTCTAAATCTTCGCTGATACCCATTCCTTTTCGCACAGCATCGTATAATTTCTGTGATAATTCTCCAACCCCTGTGGCTTCTTTGAATGCTTCTAAGTCTCCATTGGCAGCCGCGGCTCTAGCACCAGATGCACTAACACCGGCAATGCCTTCGGCCCCATCTTCACGTTCGCCGCTGGATGCGAAATCTAAAACTTCGAATTTATAGTAACCGTGACTTTTACCTTCTACACCATTATAATCATTTAATAATTGTTTCATAGCATCGATACGATCTGATCCTGCTACGAATGTTGCCGCGGTATAACCTTGATCATAGAGATATGACGCTACCTTGACCACAGTATTCAGGCTCGAATCTTCTACCACATCTCCGGCATATTCAGGAAACATGGCCTTGATAAACTTGACTTTGGTCGAGTAATCTAGAGGATTCTTTTTTGGATCCTGGCTCTGGCTGACGAATATCTTCATCTCGCCACCTTGGCTTTTCATAGTATCCAACACCTGCTTGTGTCCTATGGTGGGGGGATTCATCCTGCCGAAACAGAAGGTCACATGTTTAACAGTATCTTCGAATAATTCTTTTAGAAGCATTATTCGTAATCGCCTTTTTTTAAATATTTTTCTTGCTCTGAAGCAATATATTTGGCTAATTCAATAATTTTTTCTTTTGTAAATTTTTCTTCAGGCTTTTCGATTTCGAATTTCTCACAATAGGCTTCTTTACATTTACTCAGCGGTTTAATATAGAGTTTATAAGCATTTGGATTGCCCTGATGAAGTTTGTGTTTTTTAACAGCAGGAAAGAAAAATTGATTAAGCATTCTATCGTCGTTATCGATAAAAAATTTAAGATCATCTAACCAATTGATATCTTCTTCTTCTTTGGGTGCCCCGATAGGACTAAACATTTCTTTCAATAACATTACCAGCTCCTACAAGACCAATAACGTGCCTTCCAACGTGGACCTGGATTTTTACAGTTATGTCTAGCACGGAAAGATTTTCTACGTGCCGGATTGCTTTTCTTGATACGCATTTTTTTGTCGCCGAAGTTTACTTTGACCACTTTGCCGTTGGGCTTGCGTACATATACTTTTGATTTCTTGACATCGCCTGGCAGTTTCTTGCCTAGGGGAACTTCTTTGCCTTGATACTTGGCTTCATCCATGTCAAAGTCTTCAGCATACTTGTTGGCTTTCATATAATCACGGGCCGTGTCTAAGTAATCCATTGCTTTAGTGATTTTAGCCTGTACCCACTCAGGGAGATTTTCGTCTGCTTGGATGATGCTGTAGAGTTCTTTGGCAGCATCATTGACGGTACGTAGTTGATCTTTGGCCATGTCACCTTCACGGTCATATTCGCCAACATTGTAATCTGCTTCGGGATCTTCGGGTCCGTGATCTTCTTTCTTGAATTTATCTTTGATGCGTCCTAGTTCTTCTTCACTGGCTCCTTCGCGTCCTGCTTTGGCCAGTGCAGCCATACCATCTTTGCCGTATTTCTTTTTACCTGTGTAGTATTGTAGTCCGCTTTCTTCTACATCTTCGTCTTCTTTGACTTTGACACAGTTGTCTACACGCTTGCCGCCCTTCATCTTGGTGCCCATGCGTCTGTAGCCCTTCCAGCAGGCTTTACCGTCTAGACCTTTTTGTTTTTCTTCGTTGACCAGTTCGCCTTCTAAAAACAAGACACCCTGCTCTTCTAACATACCTAATGCTGTATCATCTAGTTCAATAACGATACCATCTTCTACGAAACCAACGATTTCTGTTGCGATTTCGTGATCTTCTGAAAAACTAATGCCAAACGCATCACCGATTTCGAAAACTGTGCTTTCTTTGACACCTTTGCTTTTGGCTTCTTTGTCTAGATCTAGTCTACGTTGTTGGATAGCAGCCTTGTCAGTTTCTCCGCCCCTTTCTAGGTTATCTAGGGCTTTCTTTTTGGCATCATAATCGCCTTTGGGATCGTTAGGATTCAGTGCTGTTTCGCTTACGATAGCATCTAATTTACTTAAAAGGTCTCTCATAGTATCTTCCGTGAGGTAATACTATATTTATCGTGAATAATTTTTTAGTAACTAAACCTAAGATCTACTATTATACCGTTCTCTAGGTAGTAGGCTGCACGTATCCAAAGAAAATTACCGATGAAATTGCGTGAGATAGTTAAATTTTGCCCATCAATACCGCCTATTTCCGAACTATCACCACCTATTTCGGTGTTATCGATATCGAACCAATCAGTTTCTCCGGGATATAAATTTAATGTTCCTTGTATTTTTATAATTCCAGAAAAACTATTTACAGTATAAACGGCTGTATGTAACCCATCATTGATTTTATGATATCCTGCAGCCTTTTTTTTCTCTCCGTAAGAAAACGTGCTCGGAGACGATTCTGCGCTTATGTTTGATAATAATATTGTATTTTCAATGGGCATGTCTTATTTATCGGATAGTACATATTCGTATGTCCTCCCTAAAACTTCTGCATTTCTCATGTGTAAAAACAGCAGTGTTTTATGGTCTTCAACTAACATATACCTCGGATCCCAGTTCCAATCAGTACGAATAAACCAATCTTTGACTGATTGAGTTATTAACACATTTTTTTGATTTTCCAACCAATTGATATACTCATGCTTGGCAGAATTGCTACCTCTCATTTTATGAGGTTTGAGAAAAATTTTATACCTATATCGATCGTGGGGAAGTTTTTTACATACGATATGACGACTGTTATCATAGTCATGTTTTCTCGAAAGGTCTGGTTCGCTTTTCAGATACAGTATATGCTGAAATTTATTAATTAGATCTTTAAAAATTTCTGAATCGTTAGTATAAAGATCGATATTATCTCTTTCGATTCTTTTGTACCAATCTTCGATGTTTAAAGACTTGAGATAACAACATAAATCGATCATATCTTTATCATTATCTAACGCCTTCTTATAAAGATTGAGAACAACACGCTTATCTGTATGCGGTCGACTTAAAAAATCAATAGCATCATCTAATGAAAGTACGCGAAGAATCGCGATCCCAGGAATCTTTAAGGTAGACTTATACAACCATTTTCCGTAGAATTTCTTTTTAGTGATATTATGTTGCTGCATTTTCGATTTTTTCTTCTACGACTAAAGGAGTACCTCTTTTCAACAATTTTTTCTGTTGTTTAGTCAATGGTTTCGATCTTTCCGAAATAGCAAAAGTAACCTCTTCCTCATGTATTTGGATATGCACGTTTCCGCCATCGACTAGATCGCCAAACAATACTCGACGGCTCAACGGACTCTTGATTTTATTATCGATCAATCTCGCCAACGGCCTTGCTCCCATCTTCTTATCGTATCCTTTTTCTGCTAGCCATTTAACTGAATTGTCATCGGCTACTATCTCGATATTTTTATCTTTAAGTTGAAGATTTAAATCGTTGATAAATTTGTGTACGATTTTTTCTACGGTTTCAATGCTCAACTTGCCAAATTTTACTACGGCATCTAAACGATTACGAAATTCCGGGGCAAAAAATTTCTTGATGGCTTTATCGTCTTCACCATCTCTTTCTAACTCGCCGAACCCGATAGTGTTGTTTTCGTTATCTCTAGCACCTAAGTTTGAGGTCATGATAAGGATACAGTTGCGACCGTCGGCCTGTTTGCCATTCGACCCTGTGACAAACCCATTATCCATGAACTGTAATAGGATATTAGAAACATCCGGGTGTGCTTTTTCGATTTCGTCCAACAATAACACGCAGTTAGGAGTCTCTTGCAATTTAGTAATTAGTTGACCCGAATTGTCTTCATAACCTACATATCCCGGAGGAGCACCGATCAGTCTGGCTACAGAATGTTTTTCTTGATATTCGCTCATATCAAATCTTATCATCTGCATGCCCATCTTTTCTGCTAGTTGTTTAGCAGTTTCGGTTTTTCCGCAACCAGTAGGTCCTAAAAATAAGAAACTACCGATGGGCTTGTTGGGATTTTTCATTCCGGCCTGGCTCACGAATATTTTATCTAATACCACATCTATAGCACTGTCTTGACCTAAAACTACCGATTTCATATTTTCTTCTAGATCAGATAGATTTTTACTTTCTTTCTGAGCGACGATTTCTAATGGCATATTGATCATCTTACTAAGTTCATAGGTAACCTGCTCGATGTCTACGATCTGTTCTACGCCTTCCATATTCTCGTCATCTTTCAGTTTATATCTAGCCGCAGCACAGTCTAAAATATCTATGGCCTTATCCGGAAGTTTTTTATCACTCATATATTTTACTGATAACTTAACTGCATGCTCTATGGCAGCATCGGTAATTTTTACTTCGTGATGTTTTTCATAATATTTTTTTAATCCTTTTAGGATTTTGATACTTAATTCTTCATTGGGTTCGTCTATGGTGACTCTCTGGAATCTGCGCATCAAAGCACGATCTTTTTCAAAATGTTTGCGATATTCTTCCCAAGTGGTTGACGCAATAATTTTCATAGATTTTTTCGTCAATATAGGCTTGAGCATATTGCTCATATCATTGCTTGATTGATTAGCAGCCCCTGCTCCTTGCATCATATGTGCTTCGTCGATAAACAAAATTATTTTACCTTTTTTTTCTAATGCGGTAAACACAGCCTTGATTCGTTCTTCGAAATCTCCTCGATACTTAGAACCAGCCAATAGAGATGATATGTCTAAAGTATAAACTATGTGATCTTTGATGAAGTTAGGGACTTTACCTTCGAATATTTTTCTAGCTAAACCTTCTGCAATCGCAGTTTTACCGACCCCTGGTTCACCGACCATGAGAACATTACATTTGTTTCTACGTGCGAGAATTAGTTGAATTTTTTCTAATTCTTCATCGCGACCGATAACAGGATCGATTTTTCTTTGTTTGGCCTGCAGACTTAGATTTGTACAGAATTGATTTAAAATTCTTTCTATCTGATTATTGGTAGTTGCCGGAATAGTGGTTTCTTGTTCTTCTTCTATGACAACATTATCTTGGAAATATTTTACGAATTTTTCTTTAGTCAACCCGCTTTTATTTAAAAAGTAATAACCAAAACTATTTTTTTCAGCCAGCACACTAATAATGACATCAGCGACTTCCATGCGTTGTCTTCCACTAAATAACACCTGAGTAAAACAACGATTTAAAACACGTTCAACACTGGTTGTTTTTTTAGGTTTCTGTACCGGAGTCTGAGAAACGATTTCGTTTAGATTATTTTTTAGATAATGATCTATATTAGTTTTAATAAAATTTGCATCTGCTCCAAAATTAGAAATCATATCGTACGATTCTTGATCACACATTATGCTATAAATTAAATGCTCTATGGTAATATAGTCATGGTTTAATTTTTTAGCCACTTCAACAGCGGCGTTGAAGATGTTGTGCAAATGCTGGCTGGGTTCTATCATTATTTTTGTTTCCTTAATTTCTGCATTGCTAATTTTAACTTCAGAGGGCTAACGATGTCAACAAAACACACACCGTTAAGATGATCAAATTCATGTTGGAAGCATCTAGAAATCAATCCGTCCATTTCTGCTTCTATGAGATCTCCTCGACTGTTTTGATATTCCACTATTATTTTTTTTGGTCTTTTTATAGATAACCATAGTCCAGGAAAACTTAAACATCCTTCTTTGAATATTTCTTTCTCTTGACCTACGCTAACTATCTTTGGATTGAATACAGCAAAGGGTTTAGGAAATCCTGGAATGTTATTGCTTCCCATAGCAAAAATCTGCTTGGTGATTCCTATTTGGTTGGCAGCCAATCCTATCCCCATATGTTTTTGCATAGTATAACACAAATCGAATTCTAATTTTTCAGCGTCGCCGTCCTCCGAAAAATTCCAAGGAGTACTAATTTGTTGAAGACTAGCATGTGGTCCTAGATTATAATCCATTTTTTAATTGTTCTACGAGATCTCTTTGTTTGGTAGTTGTAAGTTTTGGTATTTTAACTTTTATTTTAACTAACAGATTACCTCTTAATTTGCTACGCATATTTGGTAATCCTTCATTTTTACAACTTAATACTGTTTCTGGTTGGCTACCTGCCGGTACGATAATTTCTAAAGACTTTTTATCCAATGTGACGATGTCTATTTTTGTTCCTACCATAGCATCCCATGCCGAAATAAATTTTTCTAATACTAAATTGTCGCCCTCTCTTCTAAATACACCATGAGGGATAACTCGTATATTAACTATTAAATCTCCAGGCGGAGCATTGGAAATACTGTTGTCTCCCATTCCTTGATATCTTATTTGCTGTCCCTCTTCTATTCCTGAAGGAATTACGATATTAATAATTTTTTTCCGACCACCCGGAATAGATATTTCGGCATCGAGATTTTTGCCTTGTAAAATATCTTCTAGCGTGAGATCTACCATAAGACTGATAGTTTTATTTCTCTGAACATGCCTATGTCCAAACCCTCCGAAACCAAAGCCTCCAAATATATCGTCAAAGTTATTAGCATTGAAATGAAATTCAAAAGGACCTTGATGCCCGAATCCGTTTCCTTGCGATTGATTTTTAGGATCCACACCCATATCGACCATTTGTTTTTTTTGAGGATCGCTTAAGATTTCATAAGCCTCTGAAATTTGTTTAAATTTTTTCTCGTCACCGCCCCGATCGGGATGATGGTGCATGGCCATTTTACGATAGGCCTTTTTAATTTCGTCCTGTGTGGCGTTTCTATCAACACCTAAAGTAGAATAATAGTCCATGATATTTTCTGTAATAAAAAAAGGACTACTTACGCAGTCCTTTTTATTTAACAGAGATGAGATATCTCTTTACTTTTTCTTAGCGTCTTCGATTTTAGTACCTTCGAATTTCTCACGAACTTTTACAGTGATACAATTCTGTTTGGGTTTATTAGTTTTTGGGTCCATTACTGGCTTGCCGTCTTTGCCCTGTACATCAACACAGACTTTTTTAGTTTCTGGTTCTGCTTTCTTCTCATGCTTGTCGGCATAAGCAGGCATAGAAACAGCCAGCGCCAACCCTGCTGCGAAAATCATTTTTTTAAACATATCTATCTCCTTTAGGTTTTTCATAGTTTGCTTCTTATAATTCTGGTTCGTCGTCCTGTACAGGCATAGGCTTACCTGTGCTGCTCATCATCGGGGAGGCAGGTGCTGCCGGTGCTCCGAAACTAGCAGTAGCACTAGGAGCAGCCGGTGCTCCGAAACTTGGTGTGGCAGCAGGTTTGTTAAAACTAAAACTCGAACCACCGATATTGGCACTAGCAGAAAAACCACCAGAAGACGGTGTGCTAGGAGTAGGACTTGGAGATCCTCCTTTATTAGCAGCTTCCAATGCCTTCATTCTAGCGTCCTTGTCATTGCCTGCTAGCATTATACCCGACAATGTACCTGTCAAAAATGTCGCGATAGGTATGATTAATTCAAAGAACTTTTGATCGATAGGAGCGATCGCGTTCATTGGTTGTGTAACAAATATCAGTGAATAAAGTACCACAAACACAATACCTGTTAGCGTTAGTGCTAGGCAGATACCTATAAAGAATTTCAAGCGAGCCATTAATTGCTCTTCTGTGTATATAAACATTTCTTTACCGTCTTTGAGTTCTATCTTTTCCATCAGTTGCATCCCTTTTCCTTAGTGGCCACTGTTACTGCCGGGGTAGCCGTACCCTTTGGACCTTCGCCCTTGAAAATATGTTCCGGACAGGTTCTTGTTACTTCGCACTGAGGTTTTTGGCATTCTGCCTTATCCCAATTTGTGGGATCTTGGCAAGGATAACGGAAACGATCACCGCTGAATGCTGCTAGACCTATCGGCAGAAGTATCAACAAAAACAACCATCTCGCTAGATGTTTATCAGAATTCATACCCGCTCCTATTAAAACTACAACTTTATTTAACAAAAAATTCATTAAAAATCAACCTATTCGTCACTCTTCTTATTTTTCGAAAATTTTTCTGATGCTGTAAACCCTAGTCCTGCTACAACTATATACATCATTGATTCAAATATCACATCCTTAACATCTAGATCCCAAAACAAATCCCCGATAAATCCTGCCGAACACATAAGAAAGGCCAATATGGTTACCACACGTTTGCTGCTGATTCCGTCGTCCGTGCCGTCTGTAAATATGCTACGAAACCAACTCATTTTTTCTCCTACTTGACCTGTTCCAAGACATAGGTTATCTTGTTTCGATACTTGACCATAGTGTTCTTTTTCGTATAATAATCGCTAAACATGATGCACTCTGGCGAAACTTCTTTGAAAAAACAAACTTCAGTGACATATGCTTGCTGATCCAACCAATAGGTCAGTTTTGCTCTTTTTCTAAATAATCGAGCGAACCAACCTAGTTCTTTGATTTCGTCATTATCTGTCATTTCTTTTCTTCGGTTTTCGCTTCGTCTTTCTTAGGTTCGTAGTATTCTTTATATTTGATGATGACCTGTCTCTGTGCGGCTATGTAATTCCTTAGTTCTGCCATGGTCATAGACAGTTCTTCGTAGCCATCGTCAGTGAGACCAAACAACACTAGGTCCGCATTTTTCTCTCTCAATTTTGCCCATACTTCTTCGGCGTTCTGCGGAGTGATCAAGATCCATTCTACCGGTTTAGACTTTAAAGGAGTCGGTGCATCTAAATTTAGAGGTGTGCGTTCTACCGCCTTGGTTTGAATCTCCACAGGCTTGACTCTGTTTCCGAACAGATTAAAACTGGCACAACCGGTCAATAAAAGACTAGTTACCAGCGCTAGGCTTATAGTTTGGATTCGCAATTGATGGGCACTCCCTGTTTATCTCGCTAGAGTTTCTGGCGTTTAATTCTTTTTCTGTCAACGGTGCTCCGCTGGCTATTTCTAGACATCGCATGGCATTGACTGTTCCGCGATTCACAGCACGTTGTATAGCATCCGGTCTTTCAGCAGCCAAGGCGCCGAAATCGCGAACTTCACCTCGTGCATTCTGGCTGAAACGATTCGACAGTGCTTTAACCTCAGCCTGCTGTCTTTCGTTTTCTTTCTTGAGGTCTTGATTGATGTTCTGTATCTGTGCGACGTCTGCCCTCATTTGTTCCATCAAGGCCTGTTGAGCATCGATACCATCTTGTAATTTTTTATTGTTTATTTCGCTAACTGCTAGATCAGCACGTAGTCCTGTGACATACCAAGCACCACCTGCTAACACTACTACGATAATCAAGGCCACTATGGCCTTGATGATACCGCCTATACCGAACATTATTTTGCTCCAAACATCTTAAGGCACTTTTCGTACTTCATGATGCGATCTTCCATACCGATAGTACCGCCATTGATGCGTTTGCTCATAGTGACGATATCTTTACTGTCAGCGAATTGATTGAGATTGTTCTGTTCCCAGAACCAGCAAGCGCTCTGAACAGCACCTTCGAATGTCTGTAGATATTCTGGAATCTGTTCTAATGGAGTATCGATGCTGGCAGCGAAGAATGTGTAGTTATTCTTACCAGTTAATTGTATGAGACCGCGTCCTAGATAACGGAAACCATCGCCCGATGCTTCGTCACCGTTGCCCATACGGTTAGCATAGACTCTGTTGGCGATTTTCTCTGGTTGACGTTCGTATTGTTTTGCTTCCTCTAGAGTTTTGAAATACTTAGGAAAAGTTTTTAATAGACTTTCTGCGCGGTAGTTGAGATTTTCTTTTAGAAATTTAAAATAGCCACTTTCGTGTGCGCACTGTGCCAGCCATGCAGCCACACGTTCCGGAGTATTGATTTCATATACAGGTAGTATTTCGCATAGTGCGTTATACCAATAATCTAGATAGGGATTGTTTCCTATCAATGACTGTAGATGCTCTTTTTTAAAGTCGAATGTAAAACTCATTGGTCTATCCTCTGTAATAAAATTGATTTGTTTCCGTTGGTGAATAGAAAATTTTCACCGATCTTGGCGATATTATAATCTCCAAACATTTTAGTAAGCCAAAATGTTTCTCCTATAGATTTTTCATCTAAAGATATTGCGTCCTCTGCTATAGTTATTGTGTCTTGATCTTCGATAATTTTAAACTTGTATGATTTATTAAAAGGTTTATAAAATGTAATAATGTCTTTTTCTAATGATAAATCGTCCATGAGAGTTTTATTGAAAAATCTTTTGTAATTCTCTACCTGTAATCTATTCATTGCCTTTTCATAATCTAACGGAGTGGAAGGAACAAGAGATTTAATTGATTCTGTGGTTAAATCATAATCTTTACTATTTTTATGATATCTAAATTTGTAAGAATCTATTTCTGTAAGTCTCTTAATACCATACATCAATTCTTGTATCTGTTCTGCAAGTTTTTCTGTACGATCTAATTCGACGAAAACCAAATATTCTCCTTGTTTGTTTTCACCGGAACTTACATCGGCATCTAATACAAAATTGTAACCTTTCTCGATGAATTCCATTAGATCCTTGGCCGGTGCTCGATCTTTTACTCTAAAAGAAAGCACACATACATCTCGATCTTCTCCCATTTTAGATTTATAGGTATCAATCTCTAAGGTGTTGTACATCATTTCTTTGAGATCGTTAGATCTCAAACCTTCATTAAGCGGCAGGTTGTTCTGCATTTGCTGGTTCCTGTGCGGGTTCGGGTTGTACATTAACGACATTATTTTGATTAAGTATATCTTCTACTTTGTTTTTATCTAATGTTTTATAACCTCTATTGATATCACTCATTAATTTTTTAGGCATGGTAATTTTAACCATCCAAATATCTTCCTGATCGATTTTGCCTTTTCTGGTTCCTGGACGGATATCGTCGGGCGATTTAATTTTTCGTACTTTGGACATTTGACTTTCTGCGAATTGAACTTTGCATCCGTAATCAAGTAATCTTTGCCCGCCGACCGGTTCCGGCATTTTTTCTTTAGGCCACATGAAAGTACATTCTACGAAATAACGACTTTCTTTTGGGCCAGCGATCAATTCGCCGTCGATCCAATTTTCAAAAACATAGACATCTAATTCGTCTATAACACGCTCGAAATCTTTTAGTATGTTTAGACTATTATTAGATCCATAGATCTGCTCTATATTTTGTATAACGTCCTTAATATCAGCCATAATATCTCCCTTTGTATTTATCGATGAGAAGTTTATCATTGTAGTTAACTTTTTGAGGACTTTGTTAAATACTTTTGTGCTCGGTACGGGCACAACGGTCCAAGGTCCGTGCCTAGCACTTAACAAGGAGGGCTAACCTTATATGAAGCGTAAAAGAGCAGTAGCAAACAAGTCTTACTCTCATCAAGATCAGCAGTCAAACGTTATCAATTTAGTAGATAATCAACATCAAAAGCGTCATAGGGTTCAAATCTACCCAAAAAACCTCAATCAAGAATCTTACCTGTTAAAACTTAACAATCCTGAAAAGATGATAGTTTTTGCTATCGGTCCAGCCGGTACGGGTAAAACCATGCTTGCGGTGCAATGGGCGATTGATCAACTCAAATATGGGGATGCTTATAAGATTATCATTACTAGGCCTGCTGTATCAGTGGACGAAGAGCATGGGTTTTTACCTGGGGACCTACAGCAAAAAATGGAACCCTGGACTAAACCTATAATGGATGTTTTTGCAGAAAATTACTATGCTAAAGAAATTACTAATATGATAACCGAGGGGGTGATTGAAACCAGTCCTTTAGCATACATGAGAGGCAGAACGTTCAAAAACGCTGTGATTATCGCAGATGAGATGCAAAATGCTACGCCCAGCCAGATGAAGATGTTACTTACTAGATTAGGTCAAGGGTCCAAGATGGTAGTTACCGGTGATCTTCAGCAAGCAGACCGTCCTAGTAACAATGGCCTTTTAGAGTTCTTGAATCTCTATAATAATTTTGAAAATCATAGATACGTGGATCTGTGTCATTTTACGGTAGGAGATATCGAACGACACGAAGCAGTAAAAGAAATATTATCTATATACGGTGATAATTAATCTTTAGGTAGATAGGGGGTCAAACGATCTCCTATCATCCTTTTATAAAACTCGATCATATCTCCATAGGAGGCATCGGGATTTAGACCATTTTTAATGACTTTTTTTTCTTTAAGATCTAGTATGACCTTGGCAGTTTGCAAATGGCTGGTTCTATAGTGTCTTTTAAATTCAGTCAGTTCATCAAACTTACCATCTGGTTTTTTCACGTAACAAACTATCATGTATCTGTTATTCATTTATAGGATTTCCTAAGTCGTCAACTTCTAACCAAGTATGGTCGCCCATATACTTAACACACATTTGATAATCATAATTTTCCGGAGCGCCAGTTGCCCAGTCTTTAGGCCCCAATGTAACTAATAGCATTTTTTGTTTTCTTGTATCCCATGCTAACCAGTAGCAATGCCCCATGACTATTTGGAATTGATATTCCGCAGAGTGTACCATGTCTGTTACATCTAGCCGGCGTTTGATATTGGCTGCTTGTTTTTGTAAAACTTTAACTAATTCCATTATTCTATCATATTCTTGTTGAGCATACATTCGAGCATGATTGATCATTATGTCCTTTTGTTTTTGGACAGGAATTAGATCGAAACTAGGTGCTCCAACATCAGTGGGATATGGTGTGACATTTTTATTAAAAAAAGCAACTAGCCCGGTTTTTAATTCGGCATCATAACTATCCTTACCTTTAGTAACATTACTTTTCTTAACCATTTAATTTAGCCAACCTAACTAAAGTGGCTGATAGATTAATTTCTGGATCTGCGCAAATAGGATGATCAACGATTCCTTGCTTAATGATAAGTATCGCCTTATCTTGATTTTCGTCGCTGCCAAAGATATCGAGATTATTATACAACCATCTATAAATTTCAATGATTTCGTCTGCTTGAACTTTACCGCAAAGCATTTTACGTGCTTCTGTGATTTTTCCTGCCTTGAATAGTTCGACCATATCAAATTTCCATTCTAGCGTTCCGGTATCATTTTGATTTGGTGTGTATAATTTACTATCTCTACTATTTTGTTGTAACAGGTTAATGCATTTTCGTAAGTCGGGATATGTTGATTTCACATAAGTATCCAAGACATCTAATTCAAAATCTATTTCTTCATTTACAAGAATAGTAGCGGCCCTGGCGGTAAATTCTACGGGGTCCAATCTTGTAAAATGAAATTGCTGACAACGACTATGAATCGCTGGCACAATCATACTAGGAGTATTACAGGTTAAAATGAATCTACTAAAATTGCTGTATTCTTCCATGACGCCTTTTAGGGCATCCTGGGCGAACGGTGTTAGTCGATCTGCCTCATCTAAAAGAACTACTTTAAAAGGGCCAAAGGGAATCATGCTGACAAAATTGGTTATTTTTTCTTTCATCAAGTCTAGTCCACGTTCTCTGGAAGCATTGATTTCTAGAACATCATAATCTTCAATACCAATTTCATTGATCAGCATTTTAGCCATAGTAGTTTTTCCGATACCCGGCGTACCACTTAGCAGTAGATGAGGAATACTTTTTTCTTTGATCCAAGTCTGTACTTGTTTTCTTTGTTCGTCGTCTCTCCAAACATATTCGTTTAGTGTTTTAGGACGATATTTTTCTACCCATAGTTCTTTCATTGTTGAGCCTTTTAAATTAAATTTTTCTTAATTGTTTTTAAAACACGCCTGCGCATTTTGTATTGATCGAATATTTCGTAACATTTTGATAGGGATATAATACTGTTTGTGTGCCTTTTTAGTGTCCCGCAGATCCATTCTGGACTGCGTTCTTTCATTGCTAAAAATTCGCTGTCATCGAATTCGACTAGTTTAATTTTGTCTGGTGTATTAAATTTTACATAAAGCAAGGCATCACCTTGCTTTATAGTTATTTTCTTAGCGTCTGGTTTTATAATAAACGCAGGTTTACCGGAAGGTCTATACCAGCGTCCAATATCAAAACTACCAGATATAGCAAAGGTATTATTAATAAAACTATTACTGTCATAAAATGCGGGCAACTGAGTTATAGTTAAACTTTTTTCGCTGAAAAAATTGTAACAGAAAGATAACTGATGCACTCCGAATTTTCCCTGGGGTTCACCTATAAATGATTGGGCGAAGTCCAATTCTTGATGATCTATTTTAAAAGAATTATTTTCAATGTATAGAGTAAGATCAACAGGACTTTTGATAACAAAGGTATTTTTCAAATCATCGATCACTGCTGGGCATTTACTAACAAGAGGTCCGAAAAAATTTTTATAATCTAGGTGTTTGATGAGAGATACTGGTTCCTCGATGCGCATGGGACTCATGTATGTGCTGGTAGGAAAGCCTAATTTTTCTAGATCGCCCCATCCCGGATTTGATCTAGTCCAATAAACATTAACAGTCATTGTTCATAACCTTGTCTTAGATAAGATGATTCTTTGTTAAGATATGGTTTAAGATTAGGTGGCTGCCAACCTTCTGGCTTTAGTACCTTGCCATCTTCTCGCTTACGGACTTTTCCAGTTTCCGGATCGACTTTAGCAAAGTTAGTGCGCATCACTTCGTTCCATGCTCCTTCGCCGTCTGCACCAAGAGAATGTATCGCACCCACAGTAACAACTAGCATATCAATTAACGCATCTAACATTTCTACTTTATCTTTGTTTTTGATAGCCTGATTCAGTTCTTCGGCTTCTTCTTCGATAAGTTGAAGGTACATGTTAAATTGATCAGCATTGCGTTGGTCCGTGGTCTGACCACACGCTCTCATAAATTTTTCTTGATCCAGGAATGGATTAGTCATCGTATCTCCTTAAGACTTTAGATGCTTAATGATACGCTTTTTTTCCTGTTCTGTCAACCACTGTTGCTCCATATCTCCAAAGTCTGGAGATATTTTAAGAGCATGATCTATGGCATTTTTGATCTGATAGAGATCTTTTTTAAATTCAAATGCTGTGAAACCGTCGTTATATGGACTGGAACATTCTCTGGCCAATGCATTAATTTGATTAGCGATATCGAAAACGTCCCAGTTTTTTTTCAAACCCATGTTAGATGCTGTCTACTATTATTTCAGAATCTGCATCAGGTGCATCGTCTGATACTGCCAAAATAGCATTGGTATCTATTCGCCAAATATCTTTTTCACTTTCGCCGTCGTCTATACGAACTCTTCTGGTCCATCGACCATGTTCTATCAAGATCCATTGACCGATACTGAATTCTTTTTGTTCAGGTCCGATTTTATATATCTGACCCCATCGCGGCCTAATGCCGTGACTTTTCCCGTCATCGCTGCGCAATACGATTCCGCCCTGCGTCTTTCTTTCACCGAAATTCATTCCAGTCACGATAATATTGTCGTGCAATGCACGTATTTTGACATGTTTGACAGTATACGACGAACTCATTATTTTTTATTTCCTCTCGTAGCAACTTCTTCTTTGAGTGCTCTGGGATTATTTTTATAATAATCCTGTAATATCTGTTCTCTGGTTCTTAAGATTTGACCGCCCGGTCCTAATTCGTCTCCCCTGGCGTTTACCTTCATGTTTCCGATAGCAGGAGTAAGTTCGTTTTTTAAAGACAACCTGTCCATATCTATCGGTTTACCTTGCATGCTTGTGTAGACTCTACCCATTTTATATCTCCTTAAAGAATTCTTCTATTGGTAATTCGTATTTAACACTGTCGATCCTATGTACACCTAGTAAAAAGAGCACATAACTAGCGACACTAGACCCACGTCCTACACCCCATACTATGTTATTTTTTCTCAGCGTATCTACTATATATTTCATTGCTTTTAGAACAGGAATCATTTTGTATCTATGAAATAGTTCTAATTCTTTGATCAATCTATCTTGATTTTCTTTTGGGCAGAGATTAATTAAAAATTCTTCGATGTCCATGTTTATATAATTTTCTGGAATAAACCATTTTTCGACATCTATTTTATCTAGTGGTTTTGGATAAAGTAATTTTTCTTTAGAAATCCTATCTAGATATTGAATCAGATCTTCTGAAGAAATCGTGCAGTCGGATAAAATTTCCGGACCGTGAATCATTACCGCTTCAGTGATTGCTTCTAATTTATTTGTTAACATTGATCAGTTGATCCAAATCGCCATTGAGTTCGGTCTGTGTACGTTGATAATATCTTTTTGATAATTCATCTTTATACATTGTAACAAACGTAGAGATTTGTGTCAACAGTTCTGGCTTGCCTAACCGCGATGCCTGATAATATTTTTTAGTTAATTCCTGGACTTTTTCTTCCAATTCATTATCTTTCAATTCAGAAAGATTTTGTTCAAATGGATAAAACATTTTATGATGCGAACTGCCCTAGATAATTGAGAAAAATCCTGTCTGATTTATGTCGCCAAACTTCGACGATAATCGGGTTCCCACCACCTGCCGCTAATTCTTGACTGGTAACTGTAAACGGTGCAGGAAAAGTGCTGTTCTTTTTTAATACTGTGCCGCCGCTGGTACTAAATGTTAAGGTACGTGTGGTACCGTCGCCGTATAATTCTAAAGTGAGTTTACCTACGCTTGGAGGTATTGTATTACTGTCTGGAAAGTTTAAAAACTCAATCACAGTATCTGCGCCAAATCGAAAAATCTGATATGAACCGTTTTCGAAATCAATCACTAATGGTGCTGTGATAGTTCCGCCGTCAAATCTTTTTTCATAATTATCTTGCATAACTGCGCGAGTTATAAGAGTCCGATTGAAATCATTGTCTATATCTAATCTAGCCGTGTTATCTTCTAAATCTGTAATTTCATCTTTGGCTATCTGTAAACTGGTTTTGATGGTATCAAAATTGTCACGGAATACCTGCGTGTCATTGTCCTCTCCTGCTACAGGAAAGTTTTCATTTATGCCCAAATAATTGATGTTACTCACGGTAATTTTTCTCCACGTTGCGGAAATGCTAGGTATTTATCCTCTATTTGTCCGTCTAAAATATCTATTACATATCGATCTACAGTAAAATCTATGCTTTTGAAATCGTAATCGATAGATTTGATTCGAGAAATTACTGATTCGCTGAAACCAGGTTTAAGGTAACATAAAATCAAAGATTTAACGTATCCGGTTTCAACGAAATTGTCACTTTGAATAGATCGCATCCAAAGTGGTAAAAATGTACGATCTCTTTCACCGATTGCCTTGATGCGTTTTCTCATGTTTTTAATACTATTTGGAAATATTCGTTGATGGTCTCGATCGCTGACTAATGGAATATCGCTGTCGATCTTAATAGCATCGTAACTAACCAATACCTTGCTGTTAATGTTATCTGGCAAATAGACTGTTTGACTGATACTTTTTCCATTTTTTTCTAGATCATCTACCACATCTACATATATCACTTCATAAATCGTTTCTTGAGTTACGAGATCTTTGGCTGCTGCAAATTTGAGATCTCCAAAATGAATCTGTTTTCGATAATGATTTCGACTCATTGCCTGTACATATTTTACAGCATCTACGCTTTCTATTCCAGCATATACTAATATACGTAATTCGGATTGTATCCCGAAATTTGGATCTCCGTATCGATATATTTCTTCACTTCGAAAAATATCACTGTTAGTGATAAAATCGTACCATTCTAATCTTTTTGCTTTATTCTGAAACGCTTTGAAATATAAATTAGCGAAAGATTTCTCTACTTGAGTATCTACAAATATTGAAAAATCTTTTATGTTTTCTGCAAAATTAGCAGTATCTCTGGCTTTGATTGAAAATGTAAATTTTCGATCGAATGTAGTAGATCCGTTATCAAACGATGCCGATGTGTAATCTCTGGATAGACTTGAACTGTCTTCCAACAGATTTATACTATCGACTCTTTCGTAAAATCTTATGATTCCAGGTCCTTGATCATCGGCGAATTGTTTTACCTTGCCTTGTATGATACCGGTACTTAATAAAGTTAGTCCTGGAGGTAAAACACCCGAAGTCAATTCGTAGACTACCTTGCCGCCATAGTAGAGACTACGTGCTTCTACGAATAATGCACTGGGTTGATTAGGTCGAATAGATCCTCGATCAGAATCTGAAATCCACTCTATGGCGCTTTCTATTTCTCCAATGATGTCTATGGTGAAAGTTTTTTCTGCAGTGGCCACTGCTTGATTCCATATGGTGCCTTCTGCTGGTATGACATTTCTATTTCTTTCGAGAGCAATGAAGATAAGATTTAAGTAGGTCACTGCTTCGTTAGGAAGATATTCTCTAGTCGAGTTCCAGATACCTACAAAGGTATAAGTGGTAGTTGCTAATGATGCTGGAAAATCTATAGCCTGCATGGTAAATTTGTAGGTTTTAGTCACAGCATTTTGATACGGAACCCGTCCTGCGAGTTCTCCAGTTATGGTATCTAATTGCAATCCGGGAGGTAAAACGCTAGGACTACCATCATCTGGATTAATAGAAAGCAGGAAGTAGGTTATCACTCCAGAAAGGCTGGGAGGATCGTATACATCTAAGAATACAGTTACGTAATTATCTGCTCGATATCTTCCTAGGTAACTGTCAGTGATCCATATAGGAACTCGGTCTCCAGTATTGTCAGATCGAAACAAATTAGTATCGACTTGAACAATGCTATTATCTGCCTGCAGAAATTCTTCAGTGACTACCCAGATACGGAACACTCTTCTTACTTCACTGACGCCATCTGACACTGCTACAATAAACGTATAGAATCTGCTGAGCCGTCTGGGACCTCTGCTAGGTTCTGTGTAATCAAAAGTTACATTGTCATACAGATAGGTATCGAAACCATTGGATTTGGCTTCTGGTTTATCATAATAAGTTATATCGTAACCGTTGGTGTCGAATGCGCCGGTGGGATTAGTGACGTTTTCTAATGCAAATATAGGATCAGTGAATCCGGATATTATGCCATCACGACTTAAAGAAAGACCGGGGGGTAACTCTCCTCCGCTCGGAACTAGGTAATATTCTAGAGTATCACCGGCTATTAGATCCGAATCAATCGCTGATAGAGCAAAGTTTACTTGTTCGTTATCTAGTACAAAATAATTTTCCCCGTTACCTACTTGCAAAAATCCTTGTTCAGTGAGCCAGCGTGGAACATCTGATCCATCAACGTTTATACTGAAAGTTCTATCTTCGATATCTTTTCCGTCGTCGGCTCTGATAACAAATCGACTAGTGGTAAATCGACGGACTTCCGTGGCACTGCCTTTTATTATTCCGGTAGTTGATTCTAATCTAAGTCCTCTAGGCAAATTTCCGGCTAATAAAGAATAAAAAATAGCATCTTGATCAGTTGTGGCCTGTACGGGAATATTCAGTATCTGTCTTTCAGTAACTGTGCCTAGGTCGCCTGCCGGAGTGATCCATGTAACTGCCACTGCTTTCTCCTCAGATTGACCCTAGATCTATTTCTAATCCAGAGGGTATTGTTATAGTTCCAAAATCGATATTGGTCGCTGATGATAGAAATTGTATCACGCTGTTGAACGGTGGATTGATTGGGCCAAAGTCATAGACTGTTAGAATTTGATTAAGATCTAATATGGTATCGACGGTTATAATATTGTTAGCCGCTGTGACGGTGATATCGTTACCACCTTGTATGGTTATATTTGTATGACTGCTTGCCGAAACCGTTCCCGATTGTGTCGTGATGTTTTCAAAAGCATCAGTTTGTGTGTTATTAATTACTATACGATTATCAAATGCATCGAGAGTAATTTTTGTACCACCTATGATATTTTTGAATTGTAGTTCAGTACCTACTTTTTGAGCGAAAATTCCTTCGCCAGAAATACCTATGTTTTTAGCGGTAACGGTTAGGCTAGCATTTAAATCTGTGAAATTAGCATTTACTTTCTGGAACGCAGTTCGTAGATCATCACCTAATCCATCGTTTACTACATTACCTATGTTGATCGTTTGTATGGCCATTTTACGCTCTCTTTATCGTATATTTACCGTTAAGGCACCAGCAGCAATTTAGTGAATCCCTCACCTACGGCAACAGTATTGCTTCCACCGTAGGGATTAGCCGCTGATTCTGCGGTCAGTGCTGCGGTAGGCACGGTAAACGCACCTGTGTAAACTGCCAGTCCTTTAACGAATCTAAAGTTGGTGATATCTCCCACAAACGCAGAGTTAGTAGCAAATGTGTTGGTATTGCCCACGACGAATGTGGTAGTATTGTCAGTGATATTGTTAGTGTCAGAAATACTGCTGCCTCTCAAGGTACCGTTTCTATAAACATAGGTAGTGCCACTCTGTCGGACCACCGCCCAGTGATACCAAGTGCTGGTAGTAGTGGCACCGGAAGAACTGTAGCGGAAACTGTTGTTGGCCCAGTAGTAGAATGTGCCTGACTCTATACTGACGCCTATCTTTATGTTGGGGTAATCGCCTACAGTGAATACTCTTTGAAATTGTGAAGTGGTGCTTTGATTGCTGAACCATTCCACGGTAAAATCACCGGTGCCTACTGCCCAGTCGTTGCTACCTGGTGTAGTGATATAACTGTTGGTGCTACTGCTAAATCTATAACTGTTACCACCACCTGCGAAAGGGCTGGTTGCTTGAACAGTGACCGCAGATCCTATAGTCAGAGTGGGATTAGCGAATCCGGGCGGAGTTATTGGTATAACCCGCCTACGACCATAACTGAAAGATCCGGAGAATGAACTAAACATTTAGAATCCTGTTAGTTGTCCGAGCACGGTATATAGGCCGTCATAAAGTATGCTGAATGTGACCACATCTATTCTATTACTGCTTGGAGTTGGTGTAGCGTTGCCTTGCCAGACCAACGGAACAGCATTGCCATCGATTTGGACAGCGTTTGGATAGTAGCCAGTTCCGCCCTGTTCTATGACAACAGTTACAGTGGTAGCATGGTTTAATAATATACCAAGATTCGTGAGATTAACTGTCCAGTTGGCACTTGGTGTGGTATGATAGAAGATATGACCATTGGCGCAGTTATGGGTTACTACTCCTGTAGCACCACTCAGGGAACTAAATCTTTCCATCACTCCTGTGCTGATTCTCAAATCTCCAACAACATTTACGGTGCCACCATAGGTTTTATTACCCAATAAAATAGGAGTTCCATTTGTATTATCATTGCCGATGTTGATCTGACCGTTACCTGTGACATCTATGATGATATAATTTTCAGCGGATAGGCTTAGATTGCCGTTGATTACCTGTATAGTTCCGTCGGTGGGCAGAGTTAGGTCCCCGTCCTCACCAAATCGCCAACGGCGTAGCGTAGAATCACTCAAGTTAATATCAATGTTGACGGCATTTTCGCTCTTGATATCACCCGGAATCTCTAGGCTACCATCTGTGCCAAATGTCCAAGTTTTAGCAGTGCCAGCGACATCAGTGCGGATTTCCAGATTGGCCACGGTATTGATAGTGCTGTCCACCGTGTCGTTGAGTTGGATGTAGGTATTGCTGTTGGGTTCAGCCCCAAGCACCAGAGTGCTGGCACTGCTGGTGCCAGTTATGTGGCCCGCTACGGCAGTGTCACCGGGTATTTGGAAAGTGCCATCCTCTCCAAACCGCCATTCATATGCCTCGTTATTCCAGTCAGTCTCTATGGTGATACCGCTGGTGCGACTGAGGTTGCGCAGACGCATGCTGCTACGGCCGTCGATGTAGATATCGTCGCCGGATTCTAATCTGATATCTCTGCGAGTGTTGACACGGAAGTTGCTGTCATCTAGTGCTATAGCATAACTATTATTGTCTCTGTCTAATTCCAATGTTGAGACGAAATCGTAGAAGAATTCCGCTGTTGTGACGGCTGTGGGATCCGAGGCGGGAGTTTCTGCTACCTCCACTCTCCAATTAGTACCGCCCGAGAAACTTGCGCCCGTCACGGTCAGAGTTTGTGTGTCGTTGATCCTAACTGTGATATTGCTGTAGCCAGCAGCCCACGGGGAGCCGGAACCAGCGAAATGCGAGTCGAATCTTTCCAGCAG